TTCAATTTAGCTGCAGCAATAGCCCTTAAAGATTCAACTTCGTATATGGTAGCTTGGATATTTTCTCTTGAGAATTTATCCTCAGAACCAGGGGGTCTCCCAGACATTCCATTAGTGGGTTTATTTTTATCGCCCGCATCCTCTACATCTTCCATTTCCATCATCGGTATCCCGCCAACAATAGGATTGAAATACCCCTTTTTGCGCTGTTCGACAAATTTATCTTGGGCGCTTTCCAAAGTATCGGGATTTGGGAATCTTCCCTTTTGAATAATTTCCATTCCTTGTTCTGCAGTTACAATACCTAATTCCATTAATCTTGTAGCTACTCTCATTAATTGCACCTCATCTCTAAGGTCAATATCTTGAAACTTGACTATTGGATAAGACCTAAACCCTAAGTCTTTGGCAATTCTTCTAATTTCTGGCTGTAAGAAATCATGAATAAAAGCTTCTCTCGCTTCTTTAAGCCTATCTAAGAACACTCTGGCTTTTATTTGTGCGCCGCTATATTTGTCCTCATTTAAAATGATATTTTGTAAGCCTTCTTTGATGTCCTTATTTATGACTTCGTATTTTTGTGGCCCAACAACTTTATTAATGTCTGGAATAATAAAATCTGCTTTGGTTGTATAATCAGCTACCAAAACTCTTCCAACAGACTCATTTTGGAAAAGCTTTTGCATGGCTTTCAAATTATTATGATTAATACCGCCTTTATCTGGATCAGTACCCATTGTTATCATGAGAATAACATTTTCCACTGTTCTCATGATTGCTTGATCCATTTTTTTCATTTCTATTTTTGCGTTTATGTCTTCCAATACTGGAAACCCAAACGGAATAGCGAATGGTTCATAATCTTGCTTTTTGTAGAAAGAATAGCACACTCGGTCATTTTTTAAATTTATTTTTAAACCGTCTTTAAAATATGCGCCATCTTTAATTAACTTTTGGACATCAGGATCTAATGCTTCAAATACCGCCTTATCATAGTCATTCTTGGGGTTAGCAAGTCTTTCCATGTCAAACTCCGAAAGAATTTTTGCGTACGCTCCATCTTTGGTGCTAAATACGGTACTTCTTTTCGCAACAATTTCAAAAGGGTTTAACAAAATATACTTCAATGGGAATTTATTGACAGATGGTTTATCTGCAAATTCTTTTATGAATTTTTTGTAAAAATTTAAGTCAAACTTCCCGTCTATCCTGTAAAGAAAAATATTTCCACTTCTATAGTATTCTCTAAAGTATTGATCCTTAAGATCCCATAGTTTTATTCTATCAAATAGTTTTTCAAAAAAATCTCTAGACTTTGCCGTACCTCCTTCTAGATAAACATCAGTATTAGCGAACTCTGACATCATATCTATTGTGTTTCTAAATATAGGCACATTTGCATAAGCCTTTTGGCACAATTCGATAGCTTCTCTTACATTTACTCCATCTCCAGCTACTTCGTAAGGCAATAGTCCGCCCCTAATTTGGCTATACCTACCAATTGGCTTCCTTACCGCAGATCTATTTATTCTGCTTGATGTATTTCCAGATGGCAAATCAGAAACCGATCCAGATCTAGAATAGCTACCCTCCGAAAGGAAAAATGGTTCTCCAGCAGCAGTTGGTTCTGTTGATATGTTTTGATACTCATTATAGCCCATTTGAGAACCCATTGAGTTGTTTTCGAACTTTTTCCAGTAGTCCGACTTTTTATTGTATTTACGCTTCGCCATCTTTTTCCTTATATTTTGGTAGACCCTTTGTATCTCTATATGTAGTTAAACAAACAGCTATTCTTTGCTTAATATCTTTAAAATCTTTGCGCATGGTTTCATCTCCAATGCATCTTGGCATAAATTCCTTTTGCCCCTCTTTCTTTGTTGGTTTCGGTATTGGCATAATGTTACAAAGTTAATTACACAAAGTTAAAGTCGACTTTGACTTTTAATTTAAAAACATTGGAGTAAAACCGTGATTATTTTCAATTTTTACTTCCATCATGTCATAATACATATTAACTCCCCAATTTGCTAATACTAAAGCAGAATAAGAGTCTTTTCTAGCCTTATCTACACCTTTTTGTCTTTTGAGTTCTGGCGGCAAATCAAAACTCTGAGTTCCTCCAACAGAAGAAGATACCTGAATCAATGCACATTCTGCTTTTGTTAAATCAATCATATCCTTCTGATGCTCAACAAAATCAATCATTTTAGCCCCTTTGTTTTTTTCATCAGAGTATTTTGAAAATTTTAATTTTTCTATCGGAATGTTGGCTTTTGTCTGATATTTGTAAGCTTCATCCATCGCTGAAGCTGCGAAGTATAGCTTTTTTCTGTCAAAAGTCGATTGCAGCAGCTCATTAGCATTTCTGATCCACTGGGAAGTAGGTTTGCGTAAATTGCATATTACATTTTGGGAAAAGTTATATGAGTTCCTTGCCTCAATCAGGGCTTGATTATAGTTTTTGGGGTTTTCAAAATCTGCATCGAATGTCCCTATTTGTATTTTTTCCTGCTTAAATAGCTCACTTTCGTTTACTGAATTAATAAATTGCAAGCCACCATTATAGTCGCCAACAATCATGACAATTTTAAAATGGTCTATTATATACTTGAAATATTCTATATGCTTTTTTAAATTAGTCCCTGGCAAAGCATAACTGTGAACTAGTACGCCTTTTTTTTCTTCTGGTAATAATTTTATAACTTGCATCGCAAAATCGTCAGAATTTTCCGCTTCTGACCAAGATGGGTCAAAAGCAAGTACATATTCTGCGCCTTGTTCTCCTATAACTTCAACAGTAGGACTTTCCCCATCTGCTATGGTACAAGCTGCCATTTTGCTTATTTTGAAATAACCAGCACTATCATCTGTAAAAATAGCGCCAAACTCACGATCAATCTGAGATTGACTCATGGTGCCTTTTGCTTGAGAAATTAGGTTTTCATCATATAGGGCTTTCGGCGCTGCATCATAACTAAATTGCATAATACATCTTCTCCCAAGGTTTTTGGCCCCAGGATTATATATCATATTTTCATATTGTTGATATAGCTTATATAGATATTCAAATTTATAAGACGCAGAGGAAAGGCCAATCATTTTATTACTTGGCCATTCAAATCTATCTTCTTCTGACATCTTGCCAGCAGCAATCATTTTATCTTCGGCATCTCTAACTTTTTGCCTTTCAGTTGGATTTTCTACAACAGCCAAGAACGGCATAATGACTTCATTGTAGATTTTTTCTGGCATCAATAAAAGCTCATCAATAATTATTCTTTGAAAACGAAAACCACGCAGCTTTTCACCGTCACCGAGAGGCAAAGCAGTAATCCTACTGCGTCCAATTTGCATAGACCATTCATCATTAGATTTGGTAACTTTGCCCAGACATTGATTAAACAATTCTGCTTTTTTATCTTGGGCAATATCTTCAATTTTTCTAAAAATCATTTTAGACTGCCTAAACGATTTAGAAATAATTCCAGTATGTATTCCTTGATTCAAACAAGAGTCTAACATGGCAAATACGCCAGTTGTAAAAGATTTGGACATACCTCTTGACCAAATCCCCAAAAAATAATCATTAAGCATCATAGCTTTAATAGCCATATGCTGAAACGGGAAAAGTTCAATGCCAGTTAAAAGCTCTGTTGTAAAAGTGACATTTTCTCGTAAAAATTTATATAACCAATACTTAGCTTTGTTATCCTCTAAGTAGCCCTCAAGATTTAGAATTTGTTCATTTACATTTTCTATATTTAGAGGTTTTTGATTTCCTTTTTCCCAAGCCATTATAGTTCCTCTAAAATATTTTCTTCGTCAATAAAATACTGAAGATCTGTTTTCCAAAGATGTTTACCCAAACATAATAACTTTGGCACAATTTTTTCGCACTGCTCCCTATTCTTTACAAAAACAAACTGACAGTTATCTGGGAACTCATGTTGAACTTGAATCATGTTTGAAAGTATCCAATTGACTTTTGGCATTCTATTGCCGCGTTTTTGTTGAAATATATATTCTTTTTCTATTTTATCTAATGGCTTTTCAACTAAGATGTACATATAAGCATCAAGCTCTACACATCTTTTCATTTCCCTCCTGAATCTTTCAATATCCCTACTAAATGTACTGGCGAAATCAATAGGATTCTTTCTATCAATAAATGTATTTGTAAAATACTTAGATTCTACAGTATAGTCCCCAAAATCCAACTTCATTAATTCGCTATTCGCGAATTGTAAAGGCTTCTGCTCTCTTGTGTCTATATATATTTTACAATCAAAATCATCAAAAAATCTATCAGTTAATCCTTGAGTGAATATAGGCTTAACGCCCATTTCTTCACAAGCTTTCCCATATGTGCCAAAGTGGTCTTTGAATATTTCA